TAAGTTGTGCTTGGGCTTGTCTGAAAAGTACCAGAATAAATTGCTAAAGTAAGATTGCAAGATGCAAGACTACTATTTTCTATTTTTAAATATACAGGACTGTTTATGTTTATTTTTTCTATTGCCATTATAGTTGTTTTTCAAAGTCGTTTATAAGTGTAGCTTTTAATTCTTTGGGAAGTGTTTTAAATCTTTTCTCAAATGGTTTGGTAAAGAATAAACTCGGTTTGATACCTCTTAAAAATATTTTTCTTGCAATTAAAAAGACAAGCGACTTTCTTGGAATAAATCTTCCTTTACTATCTCTAACTTTTTTCTTTAGTTGACTTTTTCTTACAGTCCACCTGTCCAATGCACCTATATTTGGATATTTATTTGTGTATTTAAAAGGTGTGTTATATTTTTTCTTTGTACCAGAGACACCTTTATCTTGATACACACCATATTCTTCCATAAAAAATTGTAGTATAAAACCAGAGCCATCAAAGTTAAAGTCTAAATCATAGTCTATTGACTTATGTAATTTATTACTTACATTTTTTTCATTTTTAGTTAGATTGCTTCTCGATTGTTGTACAACGTATTTTGCAAAACTGTTCAATAAGTCTCGTGTTTCTTTTAGTTCCATTAACAGTTACTTAAATCATTGTCTATTAGTATATTCATAGTCGCAGCCCATCCTGCCATACGATTATCAAACCTTTCGTAAAATGGTTCACAACTTGGGTCTCCGTCTAGTTGGTATTTAGTTGTGTACAAAGAACCCCTACGTAAAAGATTTATAATTTTATTTAAAACACCGAGCTGTGTATTTAGTACATCCTGTTCATTGTTATTGCCAGTAAAAATATCTACAGTATCTTCTTTGTTTTCGTTTACAATATCCATCGCCATAATTGTAATATTAAATACCAATACTTGTTCTTGTGTAGTGACATTATTTACAATAATATGAGCTAAAGGGAATATTGTTTGTTTTGATAAATCAACATCTGTTATATCACCTGTGGTTACTGTATTCACGTTTGGATCGCTTAACAAACTTGTTTTGATTGTATCTGTAACTTGATAAAAACCTCTTATACCTTGATTGCTCATTTATATTTACTTTTTATTTGTTGTGATTCTAACTCGCTTTTTTCTTTCATAAAACTTAACATATTCAAACATTGATGTACATTTAGTTGAGTGATATTTTCAAGTCTTCTAATATCCCCTTGAGCGAGTGAGTAAATTGATGAATACCATCCCCATTTTTGCCCAAACTGACTAACTGCTGTGAGATCATCTCCTTGTCTTGCTTGTCCAAATAAACTGTCATAACTTTCGACAAGTCTATGCCTAAACGATAAAAAAAAAGTATGCTACCGAAAACTACATCTAAAGTAATGTCTTTGTATTTGTCTTGATTGATTGCTTCGTATTCTTCGATACTGTATTTGTCTTTAAATGTTTGTGTAATGGGTCTGTATAATACTGCCATCGCTTTCTCCATTTCATCCCATTTTGAAATATAAGTGTCTAAGTCAACATATTCTCCAAGTGTCATATCGTCTAAATTTGGTATAAAACCATATTCATTGTTATGTAATTTTATTCTTTGTCTTAGTTTTGGTTTTTGTTCAAACATATCTGCCAGGATATTTGTAATCCTGTAAACATCTTTTGCTTTTATTTTGTATGCTTCTTTCAGTTCTATTCCACAAAATATTTCAATCATTTTAGAAGCCAAGAAATGTTCATCTGTATTTTCTTTTTGTATTTTTAAGAACTTTTGATACTGCCAAAGTTTGATTTCCGATAGATCGTTAGGTACGTTTATTTTAACTTTCATATATATATATCGAAATTATTTATGCATTTTAGTTACCCACAAAAAAAAAGCGACCATTTCTGACCGCTCTTTCAACAACAAAAATAAAAAACTTCATTCATCCTTCTCTATTTCACTATGCTTTGTAATAAAGTTTCCTTCAAGATCAATAATTGTATATCCGTGATCTTTGAGAAGATGTATTGCTTTTTTTATTTCTTTGACTTTCAATTGTATTCTACCCTCGTTAAATACTACGCTTTCAAAGGGATTGGGTGTATGTGCCATATCATTTTATTTTAATTTCACTTTCAAGAAGATTTAATGTTGCGTAAATAAATTCTTCTTTTTCTTTTCTTGTTGGAAAAGTGGTTTTAACTCTAATCCAAAATGCTTCTTCTTTTGGAAGAAATAAATGTTTTAGTATTTGTCCAAACTGTTTCATATTTGTATTGTTAAGAGTAATACTATAATAGTTCCAACTACATAAAAGCTGATTAACCATTTCCAATTATTAGGGTCTTGTTGTAAAAATTTGTTTATCATTTTGTTTTGTTTAAATCTTTAATGTATATAACTTTGTTGTTTCTAATTATATACCATTTACTTGTATCAATTGTTTTACTCATTTTGTTTTGTTTTAAATTATACTTTGTTTTAATTACATTGCTAATATACAACTATTTATTTAATTAACAAAATTTAATAACTTTTATTTTATTTATTTATCTTATTGCATATTTACCCCTGTTGGGATTTTGTAGTTGCATCATTAAAGCATAACGAGCTGCATCAATACAATCAGGATGCGACCCTGTTGGTTTCTGAATGTTGTTACCCTCTTTGTCTTTTGCCCATACATAACCCTGTAATTCTTTTATTAAGTTCTTTGACCTGGAGGTTACATATATTTCGTTTTGGTTTATTAAGTTGATGCCATATATTACCGAATCCCTACCTTTTGAAACCCCAGCTATTTTATGTCCGTAAGCTCTGATCTCGCTTATACTTTTTGGTTCTGCTGAATCTGCCCACAAATGCGTGGTGATGTTATTGTCTTTTAAGAATCTACTTATGTCTCTGTTTAACATACCCTTTCTGTAAAGCACTTCATCAAAGATATACGAATCATTCCACTTGTATAAAAAAATAATAGTACTGGGGTCTACTGCAAATCCGAAATCGAGTCCTCCACAAAGTAGCCTTGCCTCATAAGGAATATTATCAATACTTTTCCAATCAGGAATACAAACACCTTCAAGACTCCCTATTTCTCCAAGACCATATACTTTCCACCAGTTAGACCAGTATGTACTTGTCTTTGCTTTTATCTTTGCTTTCTCTATTTCTCTTATAATAGATTCAGGTAAGCTTTCATTGTCTTTATAGGTAAGTGTGATGAAGTCTGTATCTTTTTGTCCTATAAGTTCTTTATCTACCCAGAATAAATTTGCAGGATTATAGTCGAGCCATATATCACCTGACGTTCTTACTGCTAATTGTTGGTAAGATTCAAAGTCGATGTTGTTACATTCGTTTATAAATAAATCTGTACGCCTTGCACCTCTTAGTCTATCTGGTTGATCTGTGCTAAAGAATTCTATGTAACTACCATTACTAAATTCGTATTTTAAAGTACTCTTGTTGAACTTTCTTTCATCGTACCTAAGCGTTACCTTAAGTATATTTAGAAAGTCTTTTAGAGCTCCCCTACGCAAGTGTGGGATACTTTCTGCTACTACACTTATTTCTTTGTATGGATTCTTAATTGCATAGTCAATTAGTATCATAAGAATTGCAACTGTCTTCCCTGCCGATGAACCTCCACGTATTATTTTTATTCTATTATCTAATTTTCTTAATCTTTTTACAGCTTGTGTTTGATTGAACATTAGTCAATAAATAAAGGTACATCTTCGTTTACGTGGATGTCTTTTGTTTCTTTTGGTTTACCTGCAACGTAATTATAATACAATTGTACAAACTTAAAGTCTTTATTCTTCAAACCTTCTTTAAGTGCTTCAAAAGCTAATGGTTCTAAAGGTGTAAGTTTTTCTATAAGTTGTATTTCTTCAGTCTTTGGTTTTCTACCTGCCCTACCTTTTGTGGAGTGTCCTCCATTGTTTTTTCTGCCATCCATAGAATTAATATAAATTAATTAATTAATCTTTTGTATATCTATATATCGAAAAATAAAATTAATTTTTAAACAATTGCATTTGGTTCTTATATTTCAACAACCTTTTGTTACCTATTTTTGTATATTGCTCTGAAATCTCACTTCCAATAAAATTTCTATCTAAATCTAAACTAGCACAGGCAGTTGTGCCTACACCCATAAATGGATCGTAAATCAAGTCATTGTTTTTAGAAAAATAATTGATAAAATATCTTGGTAACCATAGAGGAAAAGCAAAGTTATGTTGTTTTGTTTCTTGATCTGTATTTACTGATTTAATAAGAATATTTTTTACATAGTCTCCATTATAATTACTAAAATTACAATGAGAAAAAACAGATACATCAGGTCTGTCTTTGGATATACAAAATATAAATTCATAACCTCTGGAAACACCTTTATCATTTATATTAGATGGTGGATTTCTTTTTGCCCATATAAAAACCTCTTTGATTTTATCGTTGTATTCCTGATATAAAAAGTTTATTATACCTCTATTTCCTTTAATTTCTTGTATATTATAAAAAATGTGATGTTTTGTTACTCTATATAATTCGTCAATCCAAACTTTAGTTTTATTGAAATAATCTATTTTTTTTAAGTTGTCATTGTAAGAATCATATTTTAAAATTTTTTTACTTTGTCCGTTTTTTCTACCCTGACCGATATTATAAGGAGGTGATGTAATTGATACGTCAATATAATTGTCTGGCATCTTAGACATTGTTTTCAAACAGTCCTCGTTGTATATTTTGTTAATTTTCATTTTCTAAAACTTTGTTATACATATCTTCTGTATATAATGCCAGTTCGTCTATGTCTTTATTAGTAAGATATTTTATTCTGTGTTTTATGAGTGTTCTTTTGTGTTCGTTTCTTACACTATTGATATTCTCTACGATTTCTTCTAACCATTTGTCTAAATTCTTATTGTATTTTTTATAGACATCAAACGATCTAATTAAATGCAGAACTGTTGCGTGATGCATTGTTTTGTTATTGTCTTTGAAAAACTTTGATATTTTATTCAAACCATAATCAAAATACTTATTTAATATTACACAAAGTAAAGACCTAGCTTCTACATATTCTCTTTTTCTTGTATTCTCAAAAAGGTTTAATTGAGTATATCTATTTATCTGTTGTGCTATTTTTAATTCTCTATTCATATATTTATTTATTTAGATCATATTTGTATATATTACCATTCTCTTTTTCTATTTCACTAAACAAATATGTATAAAATTCTGTACCATCAGAGTTTTTTTTGTTTTTGTACTTACCTTTTTTTGTTAACTCTTTAATTGCATTTATATCTATAATTCTAATTCTTACAAACGAATCTTCTTCTTCATTCATATAAGCATAAAAATATATTTGTACTTCGCTATGCATAATTTTATGGATTTCTGTTTTTTTATTATTTTTTGATTTACTTCTTATTGTCAAATCATTAAAATATAAATATTTATGCTTTCTAATTCTAATTGATATTTTAAATTTTGATGTAAAAATCATATCAAAACTAAGTTTTTTATCTTCGATTGGTGTGCTTTGTCTGAAATTAACATAAGTAATTTTTGGTAAAGCGAGAATAATATGTTTTTTTATTTCATCTAAAAATTTATTTTCAAGATGTCTGACATTATACATTTATAAAATCATTTGCTATATAAAACATTTCTTTATCTAATTCAATTCCTAAACTTTTTAGACCTAACTCATTAGCAGCTTTAATTGTGCTACCAGACCCCATAAAAGGATCGACTATAAAATCACCTTCTGTCATAGAAACTTTAAGTATTTCTTTTATTAGTTCTATTGGTTTTTGTGTGGGATGCACCATTTTTGAAGAATGTAACCTTGATACGTTTAGTATATTACCTCTTCTTTTATTTATTATTTTTTTTCCTTTACTACAATATATTATAATTTCGGTTTGATTACCCCAATCATTCTCTAAATCTCCTGCACCTTTATTTCCTTTATCCCAAATAATAGGTGTTTTAATTGTAAAGTATTTATTAATAATTGATTCAAAAGAACTAAATACATTCCAGCTACAAAAAAAATAAAGGTGGGAGTTTTCTGCAGTTTTTCTTTGTAATATCTCACAGGTTTTATCTAACAAATCTAATGCTTTATTTTTTTCATCGTTTAATAAACCACGTTTTGTAACAGCATTGTCAAACATAGAACGATTAGATATGTAACTAATTCCGTAAGGTGGGTCAGTCAAAACAATATCAATAGATTTATCTTCTAATTTTTCTAATATTTCCAAACTATCGCCATTTTTTATATTATCAGTCACACTTGGATTAATCCTTGATTTTAAAACATTTGCCTTGTATTTTTGTTTCTTTTCTTCTTTCTTTATGTCTTGATAAGCTGAATTTATACTTACTTCGCCAGTAGATAGTTTTGCTTTTACTTCTTCACTTGCTTGTGCTTGTATTTTTTTTACTTTAGCTAAAGTTCTTTCTCCAACTTGTGCAACTTTAGAAAGTTCTTCTCTTGTTTTAGGTTGTGGCAATGTTGCCATTACCTTGCCAGTATTTCTAAAATGTGCAACTTTTTTAGCTTTTCTTTCTTTAGCCTTCTTACTAAAAACTTCTTCAAGTTGTAATGCTAAAACACTTCTTTGGTAGTTACTTAAATTTCTTCTTCCAAATTGGTTAAGAATCATCCATTCCTTTACAGCTTCTTCATCTTTAAAATGTTTTGTTTCTGTTTGTATTTCTAAATTCCACTTCAAAGAAATCTCATATCTGTTATGCCCATCAATAATATAACCATTCCAAACAAGTATTTTTTCTCTTATACCTTCATCTAAACAATTTTGTTCTAATTGCTTAAATTCTTCTTTAGTTAAATCTGGTATTAAACTTTTAAATTCTTTTTTAATTTTAATCAT